GATTAGGCTTACCTACCTAAACTATTGAAAATAATAATAAAAATAACAAAAAAGTAGTAGTCGGTAATGTTTTTTCTTATTCTCCCATTTTTTCTGTTTTTCCTGTTTTTATTTTATGGGTGTTTTTTTGGAAATTCTTAAAAATGGACAAAAAACCTTACCGTCTTACCGTTTTTGATTATTTTGCTTTAAAAACAATACCTTGCATGAAAATACAGGCTTACCGACCTCTTACCGACCATTACCGACCCGCTGGTCAGACCACCACCGCATAAAACAGGTGTTATGATTGGTTTATCGACAACGATGGAGAGAGAAGATGACGATTAAGAATGGTGATTTACCGGCGATGCCAACAACGATATTTCAGAAGGTTGGAGATATTGCAGAATGTCGCTCTACTGGCGGCCTCACAAAACGCGAACAGTTCGCAATGGCTGCTATACAGGGGCTGTCGAGCGAAAGCTGCCGCTATGGTTCTCCATGCGATATGGCACACGACGCAGTTAAGTTGGCAGACGCATTACTCGCAGAACTGGAGCGCACGAAATGAGCAAACTACCAAGTTCATTGGATGGGGTAAAGTTTGAATATATCCAAGGTATCACGTTTGAGGATGGCGCTCAGCGCTGCTACGTCAATCGTGATATTGGAGTTCAGGTTACTGTTGAAACACCCAGAAAGCACGGTGTATGGGGCGAAGGTAAGAAGTTTTATTCTTTGATTGGCTCAAAGGATTTTCACGAAACTTACGCTCAACTACTGGAGGCTTGCAATGGACTATAAACTACACAACCACCAAGCCGACCGCGACGCAGCATACGACCTAGCGCTTGACGCAATGCGCGAACAAACGCACGTCACTGGATACGAGCTGTTTGAGCAGCTGCCGTTTCTGACCGATGCGCAGTTGCTTCAGTTTTGCGACACGGTGGCAGCAACAGACGAGCCAGTTGTGCGCAACATGGTACGGCTGGTTTGTGGGGATATTATTGAGCGCAAGGCTAAGCAGGCTATGGAGTTAAAGAAATGAGCAGCACAAGCGATGTAGCAGAAACATACAAAGCAATGAACGAAGCTAAAAAGTCAGCAAAGCAAAAGCGCTTAGAGTCAGCTGATTTAACTGGTTGGACGCAGCACAATTGCTACCACTACTACCGGATTGTGAATGGTCACAAAATGGATTACTGGCCGTCAACCGGTTTGGTTATGTACAAAGGCAAGCGGCATAACATCAAGTCTCGGTTTGTGCGTGAGAAATTGGAGCCGCAACCATGACCACCTGGCAACCAATGCGGTCAGTCATTGACTACGACCTGAAACAGCTTGCTGACGTTATGCCGTACAGCGCAAGCCTGCTTTGCATGTACGCCAATCAGGCGGTTTGTTTTGCGGATGCGGCGATTTTGGAGGCTATGGCTGATGAAGAGTAAACAGCAACAAGCTATCGCGTTGTGGCAAGCCGGACACCGCAACTATGCACAGATTGGCAGGATGGTCGGCGCGTCAACTGAGCAGGTGTGGTCTTGGCTTGGCTGCAAACACGACGCCGAGCAATGGGAGCAAGACCGTCAGCGGCATGAGGCGTTTTTTAACGGCATGAGTCCTGCCGAAGAGTATCGGCAGCATGCGCAATGGCGGCGGGAGATTAACGAAACGATGGAGGACGAGACGGTATGACAAACGACATCCAATCCGCCCTGTTTGACCGGTGGTTCACCGGCGAGCAGGACGCGTGGCAGGGCTTTAATTACGGCCTACACCTGAACCAAATTTACCTGACGGGCCAGACGCTTTGCCGCGTTAATCCGCAAGGCGAGTATGCGTTGTACTACAACAACAGGGCTTGGCGGGAGAGTGCCAAAGTTACGAACAAAGAGTTAATCGGAATGGAGCGCTTGTAGATGGTGAGTTTACACAAAACACTTTTGGAAAAATGCAAGTACAGCCGAATCACGCTGGCTGATTTGAAGCCGAACAGTCGAGCCATTGCGCAGCGCTTGCTGGCTGAGGGTGAGTTGTATGTTGATGATAAGGGTTTTCTGCGGAGTAATTCAAAATGAGCAAAGTAGATTGGAGCAGAGCACCGAGAGATGCTGAGTTTTTTGCTAACGGACACTTTAGAAAGCGTGTAACTGGAATTAAAAAACCGCAAAAATGGATTTTAACAGGTTGGGTAGATGGATCTTGGAGTTTAAATGAATGCGTTGATTCTCTTGACTACGAACCACGCCCCAAAGACTGGCCATCAGAACAGCGTATAGACATTGTTGACACCAACGGCGGCGACGGAGCGCATTATAACGCACCAGAACGCACTACAAGCGATTTAAACGCAAAACCGGTGTCCAAGTACCACCGAACCATAAAAGGCGTTCAAATTGATTTGTATGACGTCCTAGTGGCTTACGGCGTAACGTGTCCGGCGTTGGCGCATGCGCTGAAAAAGATGCTTATGCCAGGTCAGCGCCACGCAAAGACGTTTGAGCAGGATATTGACGAGGCTATTGCTTCGTTGCGACGGGCTAAGGAGCTGTGCAAATGAGTGAAATCACACTAATGCAAGGCGATTGCCTTGAGAGAATGAAAGAAATCCCTGATGGTTCAGTTGACATGGTTTTGACTGACCCGCCTTATGGTATGGATTTAACACCACAACGCAAGTCTGGTAAATTTCATGGAGTGAAAATAAAAAACGACGACACTCTATCGTGGACGGATGATTTCCTCCAAGAGTGCTTTAGGGTTCTCCCAAAGAACTCAGCGGCTTTTATTTTTTGCTCACATCACTGCATTTCTGAGTTTATAAACTCTGCAAAGTTGGCTGGATTTGATGTTAAAAATCTTCTCATTTGGAATAAAGGGCATTTCGGCATGGGTGGGAATTGGCGGCCTGTGCATGAGTTAATATTGCTTTTAACCAAAGGCAGATTCGTCACTAAATCGAAAAATCTAAAAACAATAATTGATTTTAAGAAAGTTCATCACAGCAGGGCTGTTCATCCGACAGAAAAGCCGATTGATTTACTACAACATCTTATTGAACAGGCTGATTACGAGCCGCAGAAAATACTTGATCCATTTATGGGAAGCGGCACAACCGGCGCCGCGGCGGTAAACCTTGGTCGCAACTTCATTGGCATTGAGTTGGATGGTGGTTATTTCAATATTGCAAAAGAGCGTATTGAACGCGCCGCTGGTGCGACCACTAAAATAATTTGAAATAATGCTTGCAATGATAAAACTGTTTGCTATTATTAACTCATCGAAACGCAATAACGCGAACAGACAAAAGGGGAAGCAAAATGAAAACATTAAATACTGGTAACAACGAGTCTTTAGTTAATGGTGTGTTTGCTAATCAAGACGGCACGTTCACAGCGGTAACTTTCAGTCAGTCAAAAACATTTAAAACAGAAAAAGGAGCAATTAAATGGTTGCAGGCTCGGAGTTAACCATAAAAGTGAAAGGGTTTAATCAAAACATGGTGTCAGAAATGGCATCATGTTATAGGGAGTTAAGACCTTTTTACTTTTTCGGCTATCAATACACGGTCATGTTTTACGAAGTGTCGAGAGATATGAATAACGAAATAAAATCCGTTGAGCTTTGCTTAAAGAGGATTCCATGACCGCATCACAAAAAGCCAAACAACTGGGCTGCAAAAGCCTTACACAAGTATCAGAGCTAACCGGAGCGTCGTTACAAACGCTTGGCAACTGGCACAAAAACAAGCCGGAGCTGTTTGTGGTTGTTTGTGTTGGGGCGTCCATAGTCGCCGCTGGTACGACCACTAACTAAACAAAACCGCGCTATAGTGGCGCGGTGTTAACAACAACGGAGAGAAGAAATGAAAATAGAAACCAAAACAGTTATAGATGGGAAACCTTGCACAAAGGTTTTTTCAAAGGGTCAAATCAGTGTTTTTTCTGTAGACTGCGACGAAACTGACACTGAAACTGTTTATTTTGTTAACGGTGAAACTGTTCTTTTTAGGCAGGTTATAACTGCCGACTGCGGACAAAATACAGGCTACATATCTAGCGTAGATTATAAAGGATTTAATTAATGAAACTAAAACCAATCCTCTTAACCGCCGTCTTCACCGTCGGCACCGCACTAGCCGACGCGCCAATCGAGCCAGATGCGGAGGTGGCAGCATGAAAGAGCGTCCGATTTTATTTAACGCTGAAATGGTGCGAGCTATTTTGGATGGTCGGAAAAATCAGACTCGCAGACCGGTATCGGATAGGCATGCAAAATGGCTGGAGTGCATGGGCTGCAGCAACGACGAAGAAACGGAATTTGACTTCGTAGGCCTTGGTTATGGTGAAACCACCGACGATAACGGCAAGATGACGGCACCACAATGGTTTGCCTATTGCACGGAATATCCTGAAGAGGGCTGTGTTCCGTTGGGTCAGTTGCTTGGCGCAGTTGGAGACCGCCTTTGGGTGCGTGAAACTTGGTCTGTTGTTAGTCATACATTCAATGATGACGGTTTGATGGTTAATTGGTTGCCTGACCGGCCATCTGTACAAGTAAAAGAAATGCCGTCAGGTAACGGCTACTACACAGGCCACGTTATTTACCGTGCAGATGGCGGAATGGAATGGTCAGATGACGATGGTTGCTATACCGACAAATCATTCTGGCATCCATCTATCCACATGCCGCGCAGTGCATGCCGGATCATTCTGGAAATCACATCTGTTCGGGTTGAGCGAGTTCAGGACATCAGCGAATCCGATGCTGCGGCTGAAGGTTTTGATATACCAGCAGCGGACGGTCAAGACTGGAGGTTTAATGCTAAGCACAACTTCAAATTCAATTGGGACCGCATTTACAAAAACTGGGCTAAAAACCCGTGGGTTTGGGTTGTCGAATTCAAGGTGCTTACAACTGATGGGAGGTATTGAAATGAACCTAAAACCAATCATCTTAACCGCCGTCTTCACCGTCGGCACCGCACTAGCCGACGCGCCAATCGAGCCAGATGCTATCGGCGTTGACCAGCACCACCCTGAGTTAGTACAGGCGCTGACTACGCTAGTGCAGCTTAACGGCTATCGCTGCGATTCGGTGAGCGCCCTTATCAAATACGTTTGGGGCAACGGCTACACGCTAAACTGTAATCAGTTTCAGTACACGTATGAAATCCGAGATGTCGGCGGGCGGTGGAGTGTGGAGGTTGAACAATGAAACGCAAACCACACAACCCCGTCAAGCGATTAATCACACAATCCAAAATCGCCGTGCGCGACTTGGCACTGATTATGACGTTTGCAGATAAGTACGTTGAACTGGTTAAACAGAAATCCGGCAAGCCAGTACAAATCGGCCAAAGCGTTGCGTCTGCGCTGGACAGGACCGCTTTTGATTGGTTTGTTGTGCTGGTGGTTTACTGCTTGGAGCGAAACGGCAAACAGAAGCTAGTCATGCAACCGCTGCGCCTGAAAGCTGCTTACAAGCACAGCGATTTGACTGAATACCTGAAAGCCGAGCATCAGCGCATCATTGACGAGTGTGCGCAGAAGATGGACGTTATCAATGCTGGTTTTGGCGCTATTCCTGTGCCGTATGTTGACGAGGACGAAATGGAGCGGGATTTGCTGAAGTTGTTGGATGATGAAAAGCATTGGGCTTATCGCGGGGAGGTTGCGGCGTGAAAATCAGAATATACAAGGCAAATACAGAGCATGCTTACGTGTGCACCGGCTTTGTAATTTACTTTAGATTGAATGACTACATCGACGAGTTGCGCCAGCATGCGCTTTGGGATACAATCAAATCCGTTAGTCCTACTCCCCGTTGTTGATTTTAAGCCCTGTTTACTCAGGGCTTTTTTTTGCCTATAATTTTTGCATAGACAACACATAGAGACAGAGATTATGCCAGGCGGAAGACCGACCGATTACCGACCAGAATATTGCGAGCAAGTCATCGATCACATGTCAGAGGGCGCAAGCCTCACTTCATTTGCTGCATCGATAAATTGCAGCCGTTCCACCGTTGGCTTGTGGATGGATGTACATCCAGAGTTTTCGGATGCCGTAAAAATCGGCAAGGCAAAATGCGCTTATTGGTGGGAGAAGCGTGGGCGCATGGGAGCTAATGGCGAGCAAGATGTAAACCCTACTTTAGTCATTTTTGGGCTTAAAAATATGGCTCCTGACGAATGGCGAGAAAAGCAGGAGTTGCAGCATTCTGGCAGCATTGATTTAAACAAAATTACAGATGAGGAATTGGAAGCTAAAATAGCGGCCTTATCTAAAAAATAAACATCTTCATTTTAGGAGAATTTATGCAATACAAGCACTTCAAAGGTTATTCAGTTTCAGCAGATGGAACCGTCATTAACGTAAACACCGGTAGACAAGTAAAGCCGCAGGAAAACAACTGCGGATACATGCGGGTTCAGCTGTGTCACGGCATCGACAAGCCCAGATTCTTCGTTCATCGAATTGTTGCAGAGTTGTACTTGTCAAACCCTTTAAACCTCCCGCAAGTTAATCACCTAGACGGAAACAAGAAGAATAATCACGTAAGCAATCTTGAATGGTGTGATGCGTCAAGAAATCAAAAGCACTCATTTAGTGATTTAGGCAAAAAACCAATAAGAGTTTGCGGCGATGCGAACGGCAAAACAAAGATAACCAAAGAACAGATAGAGCAAGCAAGGCTGAGGCGTGAATCCGGTGAGCTTTTGAAAGATATTGCGGCAGAGCTTGACGTAAACAGAAAATACTTAGGCGCTCTATTAAACGGAAGGTGCAATAGGCATGGATAGGCGTCAAAAAATCGAACTACTCATGCTACTCCAGGAGCGTGAGCGCAGAGCCAAGCTAAATAAATCAACCGTGTTTGGCATTGTCTGCCCGAATGAAGGCTTAATAAAATGCGTTAAGGTAGTTGGCTCAGAGTGGAAAGAAGTAAACGATAAGCCGCAGATATACATTGCAAAAGCGCTTGAACCTGTCTTGTACAGCAAAAAGCGCTTCATAGTCATATACGGTGGTCGTGGTTCAGGTAAATCAATTCAGGTGGTAGACATTGCGCTTGCTGGAGTGAAAGACTTTGGCGACAAAGTTTACTGCTTGCGTGAATTCCAAAACTCAATCAGCGAATCAATGCACAGCACCATAAAAGATGAGATTGATCGCATCGGCATGTCTGGGTTCGAAATACTGAACAACGAAATCAACTACGATGTTGGTGGTTTCAGATTCAAAGGTTTATCAAGAAACCCAACTTCTATCAAATCAGCGCAAGGCTTTCGCCGCTTCATAATCGAAGAAGCGCAGTTTATATCGGAAGAATCACTGACCTGCTTGACGCCAACTGCTCGAAACAAAGCAAAGCCAGGATTGCCGTCCAAGTTTATCGTGAACACGGAAGAAGACGAAAACAAGGAAATCGAAGCGTTAAACACCGTGCAGATGATTTTCATTGCAAACCCAGCGTCGAGCGAAGACCCTTTTAGCAAACGGTTTTTGAAGCCGTTTGAGGCTGAGCTTGACCGGAATGGATTTGCAGAGGATGACTTACATCTGATTGTTCGCGTCAACTTTGACGACAATCCGTGGTACATGGATTCCGGTCTTGAGGATGAGCGACAGTACGACTACAAAAACAAGCCTCGCGCATTGTATGACCACATCTGGATTGGTAAGTACAACGATAGTGTTGATGGCTCAATCATTCTTCCAGAATGGTTTGATGCGTGCATAGATTCACACAAAAAGCTAAACATCAAGCCGAGAGGTAGCAAGGTATTATCGTTTGACCCTGCTGATACTGGGCCTGACGCAAAAGGCTATGCCGGTAGATATGGCTGCATTTTCTTTGCGGTTGGAGAAATTGACCAGCCTGACATAAACAGTTCAGCAGATGAGGCGGCAGAGCTTGCCATTGGTTACGGCGTAGATTTGTTTACGTGGGACTGTGACGGTATGGGTGTTGGCTTGCAGCGGCAGTTCAGCAGCTGGTTTAAAGGAAAAGGAATCCAAGTTAAACAGTTTCGCGGCTCCGGCATGCCGAGCAACCCAGACCAGTCATATTCACCGCCTGACGACTACAAAGGCGAGGTTCAGTTCACCACAAGAATTAAAACCAACAGGGAAACATTCAAGAATAAACGAGCGCAGAACTACTGGGATTTGCGCGACAGATGTTACAAGACGTATAGGGCTGTGACGTTTGGCGAGATGTTCGACCCTGACGAGCTAATCAGCTTTAGCTCCAAGATTGACAAGATGCAAAAGCTACGCTCAGAGGTTTGCCGCATACCTAAAAAACAAAACCCGTCAGGTATGATTCAGATTATGAGCAAAGAGGACATGCGCAAGATGGGTATTGCAAGCCCAAACATGGCGGATTCAGTAATGATGGCGCTAGAAATCCCAGAGATTTACGACGATGATGAGTATGAGCCAGAACGCCCCCGCAAAACAGGTTCTCTTGGTTACTGATAGACACTGCGCTATACTACCC